TGAAGACGGTTGTCACGTTACCCTTACGAACGTGGACGCGATTACTGCGTTCTTCGGGTAGTTGTTATGGCGCGCAAAAAGTCAAAGATGCCGCCAAGAAACAAAAAAAATTTCCGTCCCACAAAGTCTGGGGCGGGAATGACTCAAGCTGGGGTCAAGGCGTATCGACGTGCTAATCCTGGCAGCAAGCTAAAGACGGCAGTTACGGGCAAGGTTAAGAAGGGCAGTAAGGATGCGAAACGACGTAAGTCTTTTTGCGCTAGATCCGCTGGTCAGATGAAAAAGTTTCCCAAGGCTGCGAAAGATCCGAACAGCCGGTTGCGTCAGGCACGGCGGAGGTGGAAATGCTAGATGAAAAAACCTTGGTTAAAGCCGGTGTTATTGGTTTTGGGGGCGTGGCTCTTTCTCTTGTGGTTTGGATCCTCACGACACTGATAGAGGTAGATAAGCGCACGGCGGTTATTGTGGTAAAAGTTGAATCTAACCACAAAATGTTGACACCTCTATGGGAAGATTACGTTCGGAGACAAAGAAATGGCGATATCGCGTGGTTCGATGAGGCAGCAGATATCCAAGCCACCGCAAAAGAAGAAATGGAGCAAGGCTCGGAAGTCAAAAATAAATTGCAAGCGTCCTCGTGGCTTCAGCGAGAGAGCGCATTGCGCTAACAAAAGGAAACGAAAGAATGCCTAAAGATGCATGCTATCGCAAAGTTAAAGCGCGCTATCGAGTCTTCCCGTCGGCGTATGCAAGCGGTGCCATCGCGAAATGCAGAAAAGTTGGCGCTGCCAACTACGGCACAGGTGGAAAAAAGAAAAAGAAAAAGAAAAGCAAACGAGCAGACGGCGGGATTGAATTCGCAGAAGGCACAAGGCAAAGATCAAAAAGACCTTTTCGAGGAAAGGCCATAAAGGGAACTGCGGTGGCTCGTGGTTGTGGCGGGGTGATGAATGGCCGGCGCAAACGAACCAAGGGTGCAGTTACACAGTCTTGATCCATGTGTTTTTGTTGTTCGTATTTGTTGGGTTGGGTGAAGAACGTAAGTTGGTTAGCAATGACATGTATTTTCGTTCTGTCGATGAATGCGTGTACTTTGCACAAAGACTGCATAAACAAGGACAGAAGATCACATCTTACTGTTTGCCAGCAGTGGTAGATAAAGACACGAAGGTATATTAATGGATCCAATATCTGTAATGGCGACTGCTTCAGCGGCCTTTGGCGCGCTAAAGAAGGGTTTTGCTGTTGGCCGAGACATAGAGTCTATGGCATCAGATCTGTCGCGTTGGATGGGCGCTTTGTCTGATCTTGATCAGATGGAGAAAGAAGCAAAAAACCCTCCTATATTTAAAAAACTTTTTGGCGGACAGAGTGTTGAGCAAGAGGCGATAACGACTTTTGCCAACAAGCAAAAGGCACAACAGCAGCGCTATGAGTTACAGCAGTGGATTTCCTTGACCCTCGGTAAATCCAAATGGGATGAACTGGTTAAAATGGAAGGCCAGATTCGTAAGCGCCGTAAAGAAACATTATACAAGCAAAGAGAACGCCGTCGTAAGTTTGTTGAAGTTGTAGCTTGGATCATTGTGATCGGAGCGGGTTTTGCAGCTTTGACAGCGTTTGTATTATTGTTGAAGTCTCACACTGCCAGTGCAGAGCAGATGGTGACGTGCCGTAAGGTAAAATGTGAAAAGTTGGACAATCGAGAATTAGTTTGCATATTTAAGGGAGCAAACAACACAATCGAGTCTCAGTTTTTTGAATATTTAGAATTTGTTCCTAATGAATACCAATGTAAGTATGATCCGAACGCTAAAAAGGATATGACTATACAAGAGACATTGAAGGAAATAAGAGAGTCGAGAGACTAACATGGCTGTACGTAAAACTAAAAAAGGATTGGCGTTAAAGCGTTGGTTTAAAGAGGATTGGAAAGATGTACGCACTGGCAAGGCGTGTGGCAGAAAAAAGGGTGAAAAGCGTGGCACTCCTTATTGCCGTCCTTCCAAACGAGTTTCTTCGAAGACTCCTAAAACAACGTCAGAAATGACAGCCGCTGAAAAGCGTAGCAGAATCAATCAGAAAAAGCGTTTAGGTCAACCAGCCGGCAAGCCTCGGCGTGTAAAAGCAGTGAGAAGGAAAAAGAAATGAAACCAATTCCACAAGGGTCAAAGGGTGAAGGTCTTCGCAAGTTGAAAAAAGAATCTCCGGAGACGGTTAAGAAGATGGGCTTCTTTAAAAATGGCGGCTTGGTTTCGCCCCGCAAAGAAGCTGCTGGTGCTATAACAATGCCGACGCGCAATGCAACTAGCACGAATACTTGAAGATTGGATTCTTGACGAGCTTTGCCACCCTGACGGCTTTGTTAACGGCAATGCGCTGTGCCCGTTCGCTAGAAATGCGTGGTTAGGCGAAAAGGTAAAAACACTGGAGGTCGAGGGTGACCTTTGGAACACTGTGTACGAAGAGATCCGAGCATTTGACGACACGTACCAAGTCGTTGTTTGCGGGAACTACGGAGACAAATATTCGTACGAAGAGCTAGAGGCGGCGTGTTTCGCTCTAAACGGATGGTTGGCACAGACGGGTGTTGATATCTGGCTTTTGGCGTTCAAGGACAAAGGACTGAACATGATTTTTGTTCAACGCCTCACCGACCTAGACAATGCTAGTGCAAAGCTAGAGCGTCTGGATTACTATGTTAACTATGACCCCGATGATTATCATCGTCTGGTCGAAACGCGAAAACAAAGGAGAATTGAGTATGCCGGGAATGAAAAAGCCAATGCGTAAGATGCGCGGTGGAATGGGTGCAAAAAAACAAATGCGTGGTGGCGGTGCCAACATGAAGCCGATCATGGCGAAAAAAGGCAAATCCGTGCGGAAGAAGAAGTAAATGGCGACTTCTGGATCCAGAGACTTTGATCTCGACGTAGCAGAGATTATTGAAGAAGCGTATGAGCGGTGCGGGCTTGAAGTCCGCACCGGTTACGACGCGCGCACGGCTCGTCGGTCTCTGAATCTGATGTTTGCAGATTGGGCAAATCGTGGTCTGAACCTGTGGACCGTGAAGCAGGCGACGGTGAGTCTTACATCAGGCACGGCGACATACACGCTTGATGCTACACACACTGATTTGCTTGAAGTAGTTATTCGTCGAAGTGGTGTGGACTTCCAGCTAGATCGGATGTCCAGGAGTGACTATCTACACACACCAAATAAGGATCAGGCAGGGAGGCCAAGTCAGTTCTTCTTCAACAGGCAAATCTCGCCACAGGTTGTTCTTTGGCCTACTCCGGACAATTCTACTGATAGCCTTATCTACTACTATGTACGTCGTATCGAAGATGCAGACGCCTTGGTTAACACCACTGATGCACCGTTTCGGTTCTTGCCGTGTATGGTTGCCGGCCTTGCATATTACATTGCGATGAAGAAAGCGCCGGAGCGGGTACAGCTTCTGAAAGCGGTGTACGAGGAAGAGTTCCAGCGAGCAGCAGACGAGGATGAAGATCGCGTTGCACTGAAACTGCAACCGAGCATGCAGTACTTAAGGGTGAACTGATGGCGCGCTTTGCTTCGGGAAAAGACGCTTACGGAATATCTGACCGGTCTGGTTTCAGGTATCGACTGGTTGAGATGGTTACAGAATGGAATGGTTCCAAAGTAGGCAGAGATGAGTACGAAGCAAAACATCCGCAGCTACAGCCTGTTCGTGTTGGACCAGATCCACAGGCGCTACATGATCCACGTCCTGATCAACGCACAGAGGTTGCAGTCGCTCGACTCTTACCAGCTAACCCGTTTTCGTCAGCTTCTTCAGGCAGCGCGGTAATTACGGTGGTAGAGCCTTCGCATGGACGCACGAGCGGAGATACAATACGGTTCCGAAAAGTGGAGGGATTTAATGGATTCACCAAGGCGGTGGTGGAGAGCGCAAGTGGTTACACGATTACTGTCATTGATTCGAATTTGTATACCTTCACGGCTACGTCCGGCACCGCGACCACGGGTGGTGCACGAGGCGGTGGTGAAAATGCGACTGTCGGACCGGTGACGTTGGAGAAGTAAATGGCTTTCACGTACGCACAACTAAAAACAGCGATTCAGGATTACACGGAGAATACGGAAACATCCTTCGTGACGAACTTGCCTGTGTTCATTCGTGCAGCCGAGGACCGTATTTTTAAGCTGGTTGATCTGGAGATCTTCCGCAAAAACGCTACCAGTGCTCTGACGCAGAACGATCCATATCTATCCGTGCCGACGGACTATCTTGCGTCGTTTTCACTGTCGGTTACGAACAGTAGTTCGAAAGAATTTTTGCTTCAAAAGGACGTTAATTACATTCAAGAATACAACCCGAATCCGGCAACCACGGGCATTCCAAGGTATTATGCTTTTTTCGATGCCGATAATTTTGTTGTGTCGCCGACACCCGACAGTAACTATGCGGTTGAGCTTCACTATTATTACCGCCCTGCATCACTGACGGCAGGCTCGGATAGTGGTACAACGTGGCTCAGTGACAATGCGCCGAACGCCCTGCTTTACGGTTCTTTGGTTGAAGCGTATATTTACATGAAAGGTGAGCAGGACATGCTTCAGTTGTACGAGAAGCAGTTCACAGAGGCATTGGGTAGAATCAAAGATCTGGCAGAGGCCAGAGAGAACAGCGATGCGTATCGCAGAGGTCTGCCGGATCGGCCTCGCACATAAGGAGTAACGAATATGGCAACGTCTAACGCAGCAACCACCTACATGGAGCATGCATTATTGCAGTTCCTGTTTAAAAACAACACGGAGAGTTTTGCGACCCCAGGCAACAGCATTTATGTTGGCCTTGCAACCGCCGTATCTAGTATTGAAACAGGGTCTTTAACTGAAGCCACGTTTGGCAGCTATGCTAGGCAGCAGGTTCAGGCTTCCGGATGGACAGTCCCGGCAGTGGGAACAGACACTCAAACAGCAGTGAATGCTGCAAATATTGAGTTTCCAGCATCCACCGGCACAAACAACACAATCACGCATGCTTTTGTTGCAGACGCATCAAGCAGCGGAAACATCTTGTTTGTTGGCCAATTAGATGCAAGCAAGACAATCGCCACTGGCGACATCTTCCGCATCAACGCCGGTAATCTGTCGATAGAGCTAAAGTAACATGGCGCTTGTTCTTAGAGACCGCGTAAAAGAAACGACCACTACCACCGGCACTGCAACGTATTCGCTTGCGGGTGCTGTTTCTGGTTTTGAGACTTTTGGTAGCGTGGGCAACGGGAACACGACATATTACGGATGTTCTGATGGCACCGACTTTGAGGTCGGCATTGGAACCTATACTGCGTCAGGTACAACGCTAGCCAGAACAACCATACTTCAGTCGAGCAATAGTGATGCTGCTGTAAACTGGGGGTCAGGTACGAAGACTATTTTCTGCACGTTGCCAGCGGAGAAGATGTCTTTCCTTGATGCTTCTGGGAATATAGTAGCAGCTAACGGTAGCAATCTGACAGCGCTGAATGCTAGCAACCTTGCTAGTGGGACGGTAGCTAACGCGAGACTGGACGCGCAGTTACAAGATGTAGCTGGCTTGGCCGTTACAAACGGTGGGTTCATCGTGGGTGATGGATCAAACTTTGTGCTTGAAACCGGTGCAACAGCCAGAACATCACTAGGGCTAGGAAGCGCAGCAACATCTAACACAACCGACTTTGACCCGGCAGGACAGGCTGTGGCGATGGCGATAGCTTTGGGGTGATACGATGGCTAATTCATTCAAACTCGTTACTGATACTGGTGTAGGCACATCTGCTGCTACGATACACACCGGCCCTTCAGCAACCGAAACAACCATCATTGGACTCACTGTTGCCAACATCGTGTCCTCACAGATTGAGGTGGATGTTCAGCTTGAAAACAATGACGGTGACAATGTGTATCTTATCAAGGCTGCACCCGTTCCTGTGGGTAGTAGCCTTGTTGTCGTTGGTGGTGAGCAGAAGGTTGTGATGAACACAAGTGACGTGTTGAAGGTTACGAGCAACACAGCAAGTTCTGCTGACGTGGCTCTGTCCATCTTGGAGATTACCTAATGGCCTATATCGGTGCTGGCATCACACGGTTTAACACGGCGGACGAACTGACTGTCACTGGCACGTCAGAGTTTGGCGGCAATGTAAGTTTTGGTGATAACAACATTACCAACGTAGGCAGTCTTCAGATTGACAGCATTGCCGGTGATGCAGACACCAACACCAACATTACGTTTGCTGGCAGTGACGTAATTACGATGACCACTGCCGGTAGTGAACGCCTCCGCATCACATCGGCTGGCCTCGTGGGCATCGGGACGAGTTCGCCAGTAGTTCCACTTCAAGTAAAAGCGTCATCACCAGCAGTTTCGCTGCAAGCATCTGCCTCTAAAACTAGCGGAAGTCGTGCTGATTTTAACGCTTACAATAGTGATGTAAGCACAGTTGGCTACATTCGCTTTGGTGCTGTTACGGATAATGTAGGAACAGATATTCAGTTTGCTAATCGTCCAGCCGGAGGTTCATTGACAGAACGCCTCCGCATCGACAGTGCTGGATTAATTTCTGCTGGCCCATTTGGTGGTAATGGTAATGCCATTATCGCTGGGTCATCTAGTCCGGGTTATACAAACCAACCCGGAACAAACTTACTTTTAAAATCTGGTGATGGGTCTGGAACCGGCTCTAGCTTTATGTCGTTTTCTACAAGTCCTGCGGGTTCATCTGGAACAACAGTTAACACTGCCATAGAACGGATGCGTATCACATCGGCTGGCCTCGTGGGCATCGGGACGAGTTCGCCAGCAACTGCAACCGGTGGTGGTATTGACATTGAGAGGGGTGGCGGTGCGTCTGTAAGGCTGGACGACACAACAAATAGTGTTACAGGAGAAATGCAGGTTTATTCGGCAGGGATGAACCTTGCAACCGTAACAAACCATAACATAATTATTAGCACTAATAATACCGAACGTATGTCCATCGCATCGGGCGGCGACGTGGCGTTTGGAAATTCTGTTGCGAATACAGTAAGTAACTATAATAACCAGCCGGGCGGCGGTTTTGTTGCATCTGACAGCCATTTTGAATTTGCTACAACATCTAACCGCGCACCTGTTGAAATCGGCAAAAACAATGCAACCGACGGTCAGCTTGTAGTTCTTAGAAAACAGAACACCACTGTGGGGAGTATTGTTTATTCAAGCGCCACGAACATTGCTTTAGGTAACGCAAGTAAAGGTATTGGAATAGGAACTGGTTCAGTCTTTCCCACTAACGGCAGCACTGCGATTAGTGATGCAGGATTGGACTTGGGCTACTCATCATCACGTTGGAAAGACCTGTACCTCTCCGGCACTGCCTATGTCGATACGGCTGTCGAAATACACGCTGGCAATCCTTTAAAGCTGCAAAACGTTGCTGGTAATGGGTTTGCAACGATTCAAAATGCGGGTGCTGGCACTAACACAGATTTAAGTTTCAACACGGCTGGCTCCGAAGCTATGCGCATCACAAGCGGCGGCAGGTTGCTAATCGGGACAACAGCGCAGAACGCTGGTTATGGCAACAATAACGATGGAATGACCTTAACAAAGTCAGGCCCTACTG